CTTCTTGGACGGGTCGGTGTCCAGGAGAAAGACGCCGTTGATGATCGCGACGTCGGCCGCCGGCGGGATGCCCGCCAGTTGCGCCGCGGTGCGCGACATCGCCGCGCCGCCCGCGGTGACCGTGGGGCCGATCGGCTCGCTCTTCGTGCCGTCCGCGTTGAGATCGTAGATCGTGAAGTTCTGCGCCCAGGCAGTGCGCTGCGCGGACGTCACCTGCATCGGCACCAGGTTTTTCGGATCCTTCTGGACGAGGATCGTGGTCGTGGTCATGGATGTTCACCCTCCGGCCACCTGGGCCCAAATTTCGAAGTCCTCACCGCCGCTGCCGGCCTTCCTGAGCGTTCCCTCGTGCTCGAAGCCGAGATGGCGCACCAGGCGCTGTGCTGCGGGCCATCCAACGACTACGTGCGCTTCAATTCGCTGGCGCGCGAGCTGGTTGGTCTGGTCAAGCGCGTTGGAGATCACTGTGCGCGTGGTGCGGATCAGTTTTCGCCACGTTTCATCGGTCGACGCGAGGCTGTCGACGCGCTTGTGCGCGAGTAGCCAGAAGGTGCCGCTCCAGGCGTTGGGGAACGACAAGCCACCGATCGCGTAGACGCCGCGGTCGTCGCGGAACTCCCACGCAGCGCCGTCTGTCTCCCAGCGGTCCAACGCGAACGCTGCGCGGTCGAACCCTGGGCCGCGGATGGCGTCGATGCACGCGGCATCAAGCGGCCTCATGTTTCGGCAGACCTCCAGCGCACCGGCAAGCGTGAGCGTGTCGGCGCGTGCGGTCACATCAGGCCGAGCTGGTTGAAGTAGAGCGACAGCGCCGCGATCTCGAAGGCCTCGTCCGCGGAATGGCGGAATATCGGCGCGATGGACGTGGCGACCACTTCGACCGGAACGACGTCGCCGGGCCGGGTGTCGCCGGTCAGCGTCTGAGAGATCGACTCTTTGGTCAGGTCTCGCGGGTCGTAGAGCACGCTGAATTCGGCGGCGCCGGTCACGACCATGTCGCAGCCGCTGAACTGCTTGGACACGCCTGGCAGCTTGGCGTCCTGGAAGGCCATCTGCACTTCGACACTGATCGGCGTGCCGTCGTCGGTGTACTGGTCGGCGTCGAACTCGTAGAGCGACGACTCGGTGCGCAGATAAACCTTTCCGTTCAGGCCGCAGGCTCCGGTGATGCGCACGGGGAACGTGTATTCGCTCCAGCAACCCAGCTTCGAGGACTTCGAGTAGCTGAAGACCCAGGCCTTCGACGTGGTTCCCAGATCGAAGATCGTCCAGTACTGCCCGAGCTCGTGGATCCATACGCCCAGAGGCTCGTAGGCGCCATCCGGCAGGTTCTCCACCGTCAGGACGTCGGGTTTCACGAGGGTATCGATCGGAACACCCAGGTCGTTGTCGTCGATCTGGTCCGTCAGCGCGCGCACGGCGACGGAGCGGAAGCCGAACGGCGACAGGAAGGCCAGGTCATTGCCGAACGAGGCCTGAGACAGGGGCGACAGCGTGCCCACGCCGTATAGGCGCTGGTCGATCTGGTTCGCGGTCGGGTCGACAGCGACATCCCAGGTCTGGATCGACGTGGCAAAGAACACGGCCAGCTTCTTCTGGAACGTGCCAACTGCGGTGCACAGGTCGCCCGTGTCCTGTTGGAGCTGCACCGGCAGGAATCCCGCATCGTTGGCCGTCGTCCAGTCGCGCGCATTGCCAGCCGCGCAATACTTCACGGTCTGGCCGTAGGCAGCGAAGATCCGCGAAGCGGCCTTGGTGACGCTCTTGGCTCCCGGCGCGTCCGTGACAAGCGTCGATGCGGAGCCGTCGATGTAGTGGTGGTAGATCTTCGTCATCAGGCAGTCCCAGGATCGCCCGGAAGAGGCTCGCGTGGAAGCGGAACATGGGTGGGGCCACTGCCTCCCGTGTTGCCCTCGCTGATGCCTCCGACGTAGACGTTGCTGACGTCATAGTCGGCCACCACGTACATGAACCCGTTGTAGACCTGCGCGCTGTAGACCCGCTGCAGCGATTGGCCAGCGGTCAGGCCCACGGGAACCGACAAGGCGACTTGGTCGACCTGCGCCGGATGGGATAGCACCTGGCCGGCGCTGATGAAGACCTTCAGGCGGCCGGCGACGGCGCACAGGCCGACCGAGCCCGTGAGACCGTCGGCGATCTTGAGCAGGCCGGGCCGCTTCTTGATGCGCTTGCCAGTGGTGATGTAGGCCTCGCGCAGGATCCACAGGCGCGAGGAGTCCTGCACGGTGACCGGCAGGCGTCGGTCGAGGCCCCCGGAGAAGTCGGAGAAGGTGATCGCCGGCATCAGACGTCCCGACCGACCACCAGCGGCCGGCGCTCGAGCTCGGTGTCATCCGTGCGCCGCACCACCCCATCGGAGCTGAACGACTGGCTGCGGATATGGGCGAGCAGCTCCTGCAACTGCGCTTGGTAGACCGGCGCGTCCGGCTGGCGGTAGTGGGCCTTTCCATTGGCTACCGCATGCAGCAGGACCATCTCGTCGTCGAGGGTGCAGACGTCGCTGTCCTGGGTCAATGGCAGCGTGTCGGCCACGAACCAGACGCGCAGGGTGTACGCGGCATCCGCCTTCGGGTAGACCATGATCTGCTTGAAGCGCTCGAAGCGCTGCGGCTGGCCCGGCGTGTTCATCGTCGACCACATGTTGGTCGTGATGCCCTCGTTGATCTTGACGAACTGGCCGCTGACGTCGGTCTCGACGCGCAGGATGCGCTTGTAGAGCGCGCAGCCCGCGTCTGGATCCATCGTGCCGGCCGCCGGGTAGTCGTACAGGTTCTGCCCGACGCCAGTGGTGATGTCCAGGTAGTCGTGCAGGTGCTTCCAGTCCTGCTTTCGATAGAGCTGCAGCTGCGCGTCCCGCAGCAGCGAGTCCATCAGCGATTGGTTGGCGCCGCCGCTCGCACCCATGGCGCCCATGCCGAGCCGGGCGAGCAGGTCAGCACGAAGGGCGCCGAGGGTGCGGAAGGCCATGGCGATCAGCCTTGCGCGGGCTCGTCGGACGGCGTCTGCGGCTCGGCCGGCACCTCGACCTCGGGCTCCGCCGGCGGCGGCTCGGACGGCGACTCTTCGGCCACCGGCTCGTCGGCCGACACCGCTTCGGTGCTGCCATCCTTGTGCTGGATGAACACCGGCAGACCGGCGCGGGCGACTTGCTGGGCCTCGGCCAGGTCGGCGACTTCGCGCGACACCGAGGTGGCGTCGTCCTTCTTGATCGTGATGAGCATGGTGGTCTCCTGGAGTTGCGGGGATGTCAGGCGAGCTCGACGCCGAGGGCTTCGCAGGCCTTGAGCAGCGCCTCGCTGTCGGCCTCGGCGAGCTCGCGCTGCTTGGCGGCCTGGGCCCTCTTCTCGTCGTCGCTGGCCTTCTCGCCGATGTTGGGGATGTAGCCGTACTGGATCGCCAGCGCGCGCAGCTGGTCGTCGGGCAGGTCGGAGAGCTCTGGCGAGCCGATGAGCTGCTGGAACTTGCCGGTGTCGAAGCGGCCGAAGATGTACTCGGCATAGGGCTGGTTGACGTCCGGGTGGCGGCCATAGAGGCTGCACAGGCGTTCGAACTCGTTGCGCGGATCGCCGATGAACACGAAGCCCAGGCCCTGCGTCTCGCTGGGGCGGCGAACCTTGTCCTGCGTCTTGTTGTAGATCAGCAGCTCGGGCGACGGGCGCGGGTTGTAGCCCTCGTCGAGGGCATCGGACTCCTGCACCTGGACGTTGCCCTCGCCGAAAACGGCCTCGAGGATCGGGATCTCGTGGGCCCAGACGGTGCGCGGCGTGGCCGCGGTCTGGTCGCGCTTGACGACGACGAGCGTCCGGACGCTGAGGATCTTGGGCGTGTCGCTGGCGGCGTTCTTGCGTGGGGGCATGGTGGTTTCCTTCTGGTGAGGATCTGGCGGTTCAAAAAGGGCCGGGAGTCAGCGGGTGAGCCCCGGCCAAACCCCTGTCAACCGCCGTGGACAGGTTGGAGACAAGCGAAAAGGGCGGCCCCGTCGCAGGGAGCCGCCCGCTGGCATCACGCCAGGGCCAGGACGGCCGAGCCGTTGGCGCGATTCATCGTGAGCGCACCGCGCCACGTGATGGCCCAGTAGTACTCGTAGCGGTCGTAGGCGCGCGGCGGCTTGCGCGACACCGTGTCATGACCCTGCAGCGGGCGCAGGGTGATGTTGCCGGTGTTGAGCATGTAGCAGCGCTTTTCCCACGGCGTGGCCGGCGCGAAGCGCGAGTCCAGCTCCTGGAACTCGGGCGACCACTGGACGTCGACGCCCTGGAACGTCAGGACCTTCGTGCCGCCTTCGATCGACTTGACGTTGGCCGGGCCGAAGTCCATGCGACCGTACGTGTTCAGCACGAAGTTGCGGTAGCCGTCGATGTACGTGGAGCCGGCCAAGATCAGGTCCGGGCGCTCGCCGTTGCGCATGCACTGGCGCCAGTTGACTTCCATCTGGTTCAGGATGGTGCCGGTGCTGGTCGTGGTCGTCAGACCGGTCGACACGTTGTTGCGCCAGTAGGCGTTGGCCGCAACCGAGCGATCGATGCCGCCGACGGTGCCCGCGGTGGGCGTCAGCGAGATCAGCGCGTCCAGGCCGGCGATGGCGTCCACCGACTGCGTGCCGTCGACGTGGAGCTGGTAGGAGAACTGCTCCTGGAAGCCCAGCTTCAGCGCCTCGGCCTGCTCTTCGAACAGCGAGGTCAGCTGCACCTTCTCGGCGTCGGACGCGTTGCTCGGGCCCTTGTCGTCGGTGATGATGATGCCGTTCTGCGCCAGGCGGTCTTCGTCGAGGGCGAAACCGTCGTGGCACGAGCGCCACTGGTAGTTCGCCTGCTCGTTGGTCTGGCGACGGTTGTACGTCACGACCGACGAGCCGTTGAACCACTGGAAGTTCGACGAGTAGCGCACACGCAGCTGCTCGACGATGTACTGCTTGGCGCCGGGCGCCGTCTTCTTCTTGGCCTGCAGGGCCTTCAAAAGCGGACGCTCCAGCTTGATCTGGTCGACCGGATTGGCGGCCAGGTAGAAGTCGAGGCCGATCTTGCCAGCGTCGGAGATGTCTTGCGAGGTGAACGGCATGGTGCCACTCCTTGAGCATGTGGATTGAGCGCGAGCCTTTCGGCTCACCGTGCGGTCGACGATTCCGCGTTTCGTCTCACATGCCCGAGGCGATCCGGGCTTACACCATGCGCGTTCAGGTGCGCGGACCTTGCCGGGCGCGACTCCGGCGTAACGCGCTTTAGCGGCTGGAACCCCACATCGCGTCGAACATGGTCTTGGGCGCCGTTGCCGGCGACCCTTGACCCGTCGGGCGAAGGATGGGCGCCGGGGCTGCAGGGCTTGCGCCCCGCACCGTCGATGCCATCCGCTTGAGAAGACTGTATTGCGTCTCGACGGCGGTTTTCCATCGGTTCGGCGGCAGTCCGGCCAGCAGTTGCGGAATCGCCGGCAGCAGCTGCGCCTCGATCACCGGATAGTCCATGTCGGTGCTGGCCAGCTGCTTGCAGAAGGCGTCGACCTCGGACGTGGCAGCCTGGACGGCCTGCTGTTCCTGCTGCTGCGTCTGCTGCTGACGCTGGGCCTGTTCCTGCTGATGGCGGCCGGCGAGCTGTTGCGCGCGCGCACGGGCAATCTCCATGGCGTGCTGCTCGGTCACCTGCAGGTTGTCCACAGCGGCGCGAAGGTCCGGGAACTGCGACAGCGCATCGACGCCGGGCACGGGCTGGCCCAGTTGCAGAGCGATCTGCCGGCGCTGCTCGTCGAGCGCTTGCAGTGCACCCTGCCAGTCGCCGCGGTTCATGGCGCCCAGGATCTGCGCGGCCTGCTCGAACTGGTCCTGTCGGATGCCATGCTGCTGGAACGTCTCGCGCACGTAGGCGACCTGGCTTCGCGCCTCGTCGCGCTCTGCCTCGCGCTCCTTGATGCCGTTCGCGAGCTGCTGGAAGCGCTCCTGCGACTTGGGCGCCAGGCCCTCGGGCATCTGCGTCAGCTCGGCGATCGTAGGCGGCGTCTTGACGGCGGGTGCCGCGGGGACGACAGGAGCGCCGGCCACAGGCGCGGGCGCCACGGGTGCGGTAGGCGCAGGCGACCCGTCGGCGTTCTTCGTGGCGAATCGTCCCAGCGGATCGCGCGGCTGGCCGGTCGCGAGGTCGGTCTTTTCCGGGTCGAAGCGGTCATTGATCGCGTCCAGCATCGTGCGCGGCGGGGGCGCCGGCGTGGCGACCGCGGGCGCGGCAGCCGGCGCTTCAGCGACGACGGTCGAGGCGTCGGAGGGCTGCGCGGGCGGCGAGACGGGCACACCACCGCCCCCACCCTCCTCGACTACGCGGAAAGACAGGGCGGCCAGGAAGAAGCGGAGAAAGCTGCGGATGAACATGGCGGTTTCACTGTGGTTGGGGTTGGTCGGGCCCGCTCTGCGTCGGGTCTTGGGGAATTTGGGGCACATCGGCCGGCATTCCAGTCG